AAATTTAATTAATAAAAATTAACGGGAGTAGTAAATTAAAGTTACTCTTTACCTACTTTAGCAATAGAGTAGGTTTAACGTATTTAAAAAAAAGATATGGCAAGACCAAGCGAATATAATTTTGATTTATGTATTGAAATTTGCGAGTTAGTTGCAAAAGGTGATAACATTATAAAAGTTTTGGATTCAAACAACTTATATCCAAGTTGGTCAACTTTTAGACGTTGGAAGCGTGAGAACGATGAATTACGAACATTGTACATAAACAGTGTGCAAGACAAAGCCGAAGCTTTAGAAAATGAAATGGATGATTACAGATCTATGTTATTGGCAAAAGAAATTGACGCTTCAACTTATAATACTTTAGTGCAAACTTTAAAATGGAAAATGGCTAAATTTTATCCTAAAATGTTTGGCGATAAAGTTCAACAAGAACACTCCGGGGAAATCACTACAAACATTATTTCGTTAGGTAGTGGAATAAAACCAAATGAAACTATTAATTAAGCAAGAACACGCTGTTTATTATCTTAAAGATAATGTAACAAAGGAAATATTATACGGCGGTGCTGCCGGTGGTGGTAAATCTGCTCTCGGTGTTTTGTGGCTTATTGAACAATGTCAAACCTATCCAGCTACTCGTTGGCTAATGGGAAGGTCAAAGCTAAAGACATTAAAAGAAACTACTTTAAATACTTTCTTTGAACTTACATCCAATTTAAAGCTATCTAATTGTTATAACTACAATAGTCAAACAGGAGTGATCACCTGGACAAATGGAAGCGAAATACTATTAAAGGATCTTTATTCATATCCCGCTGATCCAAATTTTGATAGTTTAGGTTCATTAGAGATAACCGGTGCTTTTATAGATGAGTGCAATCAAATTTCATTTAAGGCATGGCAAATAGTTACATCGAGGATAAGATATAAACTAAATGAATATAACTTAACTCCGAAGATATTAGGAACGTGTAACCCTGCAAAGAACTGGACTTATTCAAAGTTTTACATTCCAACTGCTGCCGGAACTATAAACGAAACGAGAAAGTTTATACAATCATTGCCAACTGACAATCCAAACTTACCGTTATCATATTTAGATAGTTTATTGGCTTTAGATGAGAATAGTAAGCAAAGGTTGTATTATGGCAATTGGGAGTTTGACAATGATCCTGCAAGGCTTATTGACTTTGACAAAATACAGAACATATTTACTAACGATTTTGTTGATGCTGGTGATATGTATATTAGTGCGGATATTGCTCGATACGGAAGCGATAAGATGGTTATACTTGTTTGGAGTGGATTCAGAGTTATTGAGATATTTACTTTAGACAAATCAAGTATTACTGAAACTGCTGAAGCTATCAAATCATTAATGAATAAACATCGAGTTCCATTGTCTAACGTGATTGCCGATGAGGATGGTGTTGGTGGTGGTGTTGTGGATATTGTCCGATGCAAAGGATTTGTAAATAACTCCAAAGCATTAAAAGAGGAAAACAATAATGTCGAATATCAAAACCTAAAAACGCAATGTTATTATAAATTGGCTGAACTAATCCAGGCCAACAAACTATTTATTGATTGCAATAATGCCGACATTCAAGATGTAATAACCAAAGAGTTAGAACAGGTTAAAAGGGATAAAATTGATCAAGATGGTAAGTTAAGGATATTGCCAAAAGAAAAAGTAAAAGAATTAATAGGGCATTCGCCTGACTATTCCGATGCTTTAGCAATGCGATTTTATTTTGACTTAAAACAAACTTTCTTTACATTCTAAAAAAAATAAATACTATTTATATTAAGTCTAAATAAAATTTATATCTTTGTATCTATAAACACTAATTTCAATGGATAGAATAGAGTTCAAACAATTAGCATACGACTTAAAAGAGTTAGACGATAGCAAAGGCGTTGTTACAGCTTATGCTAATGTTTACAATGTTAAAGACAGCGATGGTGATATTTCCGCTTATGGATCGTTTAACAAAACGGTTGCGGAAAACTTTAAACGCATCCGAGTGTTAAAGGACCATAATCCAACAATGATGATTGGTGTTCCTTTGGCGATTGATACTAAAGATAACTATGGTTTGCTTACTACAACCCAATTTAATATGAAGAAGGATTTAGGTCGTGATATGTTTACTGATGTTAAACTTATGCATGATAGCAATCTAAATGCGGAGTTAAGTATTGGATATCGTGTAATAAGTAGAGATGCAAAAAACAAATCACTAATTACCGAGTATAAACTTGCTGAATATTCATTTTTGTCAAGTTGGGCAGCAAACGAATTGAGTACAGTACAAAATATAAAAGCTATTAAATCGCATTATGGTTTAATGGAATTGATAACAAAAGCTTACGATTTAGATTATTCTGATGCCAGATTAAAACAAATCGAAACATTATTAAAAGCACTTACAGACGAGCCGTTAGAAGATGACACTCCAGAAGATGAGCCGCTTATATTAGACACTTTAAAATCATTTACAAACTCGTTAAAAATTAAATAAAAATGGACGAAAAATTATTGGCCGAATTGGCAAACATTAAAAGCGGATTAGAAACTAAAACCGCTTCAGAAGTAAAAAGCGCAATCGATGCTTTCGAAACAAAATTAACTGCTTCAATTAAATCTTCTTTCGAAGCTGATATTAAATCAGTACGTGAAGAATTGGAAGCTAAATTTACTGCTGACTTGAAAGTTGTACAAGATCACGCTGACAAATTGGATGTAAAACTTCAAGAGAAAGCTAAAGCTGATGCTAATGCAAATGTTGACAACATCAAATCTTTAATTAAAGATAATGCTGAAAGAATTGCTACTGTTGGTGAAAACAACAAAATCAGATTGAAAGCTGTAGGTAACATGACTACTGCTAACTTTACTGGAGAAGAGCCAAGAGATTACAACTTCGATATTGTTAGATTCCCATCACAAACGTTAAACGTTGCTGACTTAACAGGTAACATTAACATTAACGGTGGAACTTATACTTATACTGTTGAAGGTGCTGGAGAAGGATCAATCGGAGCGCAAACTGAAGGAAGTGCTAAAAACCAAAGAGATTACGACTTTACTGCTGTTGATGTTTCAACAAACTTTATTGCTGGTTTTGCTCGTTACTCTAAAAAAATGCGTAATAACTTATCTTACATTACTTCAGCTATTCCTGATTTATTGAGAAGAGATTACTTAAAAGCTGAAAATACTGCATTCAATACAGTATTAGCAGGTGCTGCTACAGCTTCAACTGAAATCATAACAGGAAGTTCTAAAGCAGGAATGCTTATCAATGAGATTGGTAAATTAGAAGATGCAAACTATACTGTAAATGGTATCGTTATCAGACCAACTGACTACCTTTCTATATTGAAAACTGCTCAAATGGATTTAGCTTCTGCTGTTACTTACGAAGGTGGAGTTTTAAGAGTTGCAGGAGTTCAAGTGTTTAAAGCTACTTGGTTAGCTGCTAACAAATACTATGTAGGAGATTGGACAAGAGTTAACAAAGTAACTACTGAAGGATTATCTTTAGAGTTTTCTGAAACTGAAGGAACTAACTTTGTAAACAACAATATTACTGCTCGTATTGAGGCTCAAGTTGCTTTGGCTGTTGAACAACCATTGGCAATTGTTTATGGTGATTTTACTGCTACTTCATAATCATTAAGATTATTTAAACTAAAGCCACTACTTGATTGTGGTGGCTTTTTTTATTAAAATTAACATTAATAAACTCCACATGATATTTAAAGTATTAAAACCATTTTACACTCATTCCAATAAACAAAACTATAAAGTAGGAGAAACTATTGAGTTGACTAAAGAACAAGCTTTAGGAATGCTTACTGATGGTTATTTAGAGGAAGTGAAAGAAGTAAAAGAAGTAAAAGAAACGAAAGAAACTAAAAGCAAAAAATAATGACTAATTATACCGATGTTATTTCTTTAGAACAAGCGAAGTTATATTTAAAAATCGATGAAGGTCAAACCATTACCGATGATGAAATAACCGGAATGATAAATAGTGCTTTGTCTTTTATTGAGAAACGTACAAATCACATTTTTAAAACACGTGATAAAGTTTATTTTAAGGACTGCGCTTTGGTGCAACAAGTTAAAGTTTACGATTATCCAATAGACAATACTGAAACCGAATTGGATATAATTTACAGGCCTTTATATGCTATTGTTCCAACTGTCAACAATATGGTTACTTTAACAACTGGATATACTTCTGTTGAGGATATTCCTTCGGAGTTAATTGATAGTGCTTTGCAACTGATCAACTTTTGGTTTTACAATTCCGAAACTAAAAACGCCATGAATAGCGTTCCTGACTTTGTGTTATCTAATATTGATGCTAACAGAAGATTTTTATAATGATTTCAAGAAAATACGATAGAATTATTGAAATGTGGATCACTACAACTGTTTCCGATGGCTTCGCTGGAAATACCGTAACAACTGCTTTAGATTATACACTTTGGGCAAACGTAACTACAAACAATGCATCAAGAACAAACGAAAACGGACAGAACGATAATTTTGTTCAGGTAGTTTTTACCATTCGTAATAATCCAAATTTAAATATTTCTATAAAGGACAATTTCATTAAATATAATAATGTCATTTATAATATTGATAGCGTTTTAAATATTGACTTGGATAATATTGACATTCAAATACAAGCCACTCAACGAACATAATGGAAATAAAAGGCTTAAATAGTGTTTTGGCTGATTTAAGAAAGTATGGAAAAGAAGCTCAAAAAGATATTGAAGGAGTTACTGAATTAGTGGCTCGTAATATTGAAAAGAATGCTAAAAATTATGCTCCGGCAAACTTTGGTAAATTAGGTCAATCTATACAAGCGGTAAAAGATACTCCATTAAATTGGAAGGTTGAAGCTGGTGGCGTGATTGCTCCTTACGCTCCATTTGTTGAATTTGGAACTGGAGGTTTAGTTGATGTTCCAAACGAATTAAAGGACCAGGCGATTAAGTTTAAAGGCAAAGGAATAAAGCAAGTTAATTTAAGACCAAGACCTTATTTATATCCGGCATTATTACAAGGCCGAACAGAATATTTAGAGAAGTTAAAAAAAGTATTAGAGAAATATGGTAAATCCAAATAAATACGTTAGAAAGGCTTTATACGATGCAATTATAGGCGATTACGATTGCTATGATATGCAAGTAACTGGAAATAATAATCCAACTGAATATGTTATTATTTCAACACAAGACAAAGAGATTGACAAAGCTACTAAATGCAATTATCAATGGGTTTCTTATACTCTTTTGGATATTGTAAAGATTTACAATGGTGCTGGTAATGTAGGTAGTAGATTGGTTAACGATGATATGGAAAACAATATTTTATCATTAATTGAAAATGTTACTATTGATGGATTTACAGTTGTTAATCGTAGATATGAGTTTCCAAGTAATTTAGATAGTAGCACAGCAACACAAACGGTTTACAGAAATTTTATACGAGTTATTTTAACTTTACAATAAATTTTATAATTATTTAGAATAAATATAAATAAAATTATTATCTTTGAATTTGAAATCATTAATTTATAAAAATTAGAAAATATGTCAATAAGAGGCGAAAAAGGGATACTTTACATTTGGGATTCACCAGCTTACAAACCAGTAGCGTGTCTTACTTCAAATGGATTAAACACAACATTAGCAATGATTGAAAGTACTACAAAATGCTTTCCGGGTGTAGTTAAAAAAACGCCAGGAACATTTAGTTATTCAATTGATGCAGAAGGCGAATATATCGACACAACTACTGTAGGTGGCGATGATGCTAAAACTTCACATGATGCTTTGTTTTTATTGCAACAAAACAAAACTTTAGTGACTTGGAAGCTTGACACAAATGTTGATGATGCTACTTCTGTTAAATACTATGGTGATGCTTACATTACTGATTTAAGTGCTACTTTTGGAAGCGGTGACGAGGTTACAACTTTTTCACTTACTTTGGATGGAGATGGCGCAATAGTATTAACAGATCCTAATGATTAATGAAACAAATAACCTTAACTATTGGTGGAGAAGAGCGTTTATTTCATTTTGGATTAGGTTTTTTAGGAAACTTACTCGAAAGCGAAAAAATTGCAATGACTGAAATTGATGCTAAATTAGCAGAGAATCCTTTTAAATGGATTCCGTTAATTATGTATTACAGTTGTGCTTATGGATTTAAACGTAGAAATGAATTCCCTGATTTTGATGCTTTTGATGTTGCAGAGTGGATTGATGAAATTGGAATGGATAGTGAAGTGGTTACAAGTTTCTTTCAAGCCTTTACGCAATCATTAACAAAGGATGTTCCGCAAGATAAAAGCAAAAAAAAAATAGTAACGAAAAAATAAACTGGAGCGAGGATGTAATTTCTTTTGCCATTGGTGAATTAAGAATGTCGAGTTTGGAAGCGGTTTACGATATGACGTGGGCGGAGTTTCAAATTCGACTTTTTGCATATAAAAGACAGGATTTATACGATTGGCAAAAGTTAAGGGAGTTAATGTGGACAAGTTATATTGCACCGCATCAAGATCCTAAAAAGATGGTTAAACGCAAAGAAGCGTTTTTACCTTTAAATAATGAAAAGCAAGTTAGATCAGGCGTAACGGATGAAATGAAAGAGAGATTTTTAAATGAATTTAGAAAGTATCAAGAAAAAATAAAAGCATAATGGCAGGAGGTAAATTATCAGTTGAGATTGGAGCAGACATTACCGACTTTGAAAAAAAAATCAAAGAGGTTGAGTTTGATATAAAAGAACTGTCAAAGATTAAACTTGATAGGTTAAAAGTTGGTTTAGATACAACTGAAATCAATTCACAAATAAAAGATGCAAAGGCAAGTTTAAACAGCCTTAAAACTGCTGTTAAAGATACAGGGCAAAGTTTTACATCGGCATCGCCAAAGATTGCTAATGCGAGTAATACATTAACGCAATTTAGTAGAATAGCGCAAGATGCTCCATTTGGAATTATTGGTATTGGAAACAACATTACTGCTACTGCTGAAAGTTTCTCATACTTAAAAGCACAAACAGGAAGCACAGGCGGAGCGTTAAAGGCATTGGCAAGTTCTATTGCTGGTCCTGGAGGAATCTTATTAGGTGTTTCTTTACTTACTACCGGATTGACCTATATGGCTCAAAATGGTTTAACTATTGGAGATGTATTTAATAAATTAACAGGTAACACTAATGCTTATTCAGAAGCATTAAAAAAAGCTAATGAAGAAGCATATAATGACAAGGGTGTACAACAAGCTGTTACTAATGTAAATCAATTAACTATTGAAGTTGGATTAGCTAAAGAAGGCTTTATCCAAAAAGACCAAGTTGTTCAACATTACAACGAAACTATGGGTAAAACCACAGGAATAGTAAAAAGTTTAGATGAAGTTGAGCAACAACTTGTAAAAAATGGCGATGCTTATATAAAAATGACTTTATATAAAGCCGCTGCAAATTTAGCTTTAGAAGAAGCTGCAAAAAGTCAATTAGAAGCAGAACGTACAAGGGTAAAAAAATTAGCTGAATTTGCAAGTTTTAGTGATAAAGTAAATATAGCCACTTCTGAAAGAGAAGATACTGAAGCCAATAAAGCGTTTGTTCGTGAACAAAATAAAATAAGATTAATTGAGCTACAAAAGAAAAGAAAACAAGAAGAAATAAAGATAAATGAAGATGCTGCAAATGCTAATTTATCTATTGCTAAAAAGTTTGAACAAGATGCGGCTAAAATAGCAAAGGATTTTAATTTTAATTTCTTTGGTGATAATAAACAAACAAAAACATTTAATACACCACAAGTAACAGGAATATCAAATAATATTATTCCTGCGCCTTTATTTGATGTTAATGGAATAGCTACTTTTAATGGTCAAGTTGATGCATTTGGAAATAAGATAAAAGAATTACCTGGCGTAATAAAATCATCTTTAGTTCAAATTCCAAATGAAATTAGTGCAGGTACTCTTTTAATGATGGAGGCATTACTTGAATTTAATAATGCCGCATCTGAAATAATAAATACTTCTATTGCTGATACATTTGCTGGATTAGGAAGCGCAATAGGAAGTGCTTTAGCTACTGGAGGCGATGTTTTAGAATCTGTTGGGAAAACTCTTTTAAGTGCTTTAGGTGGTATTTTAACAAGTATGGGGCAAATGGCAATACAAATAGGCGTTGGTTTATTAGGAATAAAGGCAGCTTTAAAATCATTAAATCCTGCTACTGCAATAGCTGCCGGTGTTGCTTTAATTGCTTTAGGTTCGTTTTTCAGTTCAAAATCAAATTCAATAGGGAATAGTATTGGAGGAGGAGGAGGTAAAACTTCAGGCGGAACAGGTGCAGGTGCAAACAATAGTAGTTTTACTTCAAGTGGATTTAGTTCTCGTGGTGATGGAGGTGGAACAGTAGTTTTTGAAATTGCAGGACAAAAACTTATTGGAGTATTAAATAATACTTTAAACTCAAATAAACGTTTAGGAGGAACTTTAGGTTTAGGATAATGGCAAAGAAAATAATAATAGATTTTAGCGCACAACCAATAACAACAGGTATAGGTTTTGGATATACTATTCA